CCGGGTGCGCCGCCGGAGGCCCGCACGGTGACGAACCCGGTAGCGGCCCAGCTGGTGGTGTCCTTCGGCAGAGTCGCGCCCACCATGCCGGCCGACAGCCCCGTCACGCCGGCCAGCCACGCCAGGGCCACCAGCTCGGTGTTCGCGCGCAGGGTCACGGCTTTACCTGCTGCCTGGCCTGCCAGCAGAACCGGCAGTCACCCACGGCGTTGTGCCAAACCTTGCCGTCGAACCAAAAAGTGGGGTGCCAGGGAACGGCGTGCGCCTGGCAGCGTCGCGTGTCGACGGTCATAGCGACCTCGGCTTATAGAGGGCCGGACGAAGGTAGGGCTGCGGCGGCTCGAACTTGCCTGTCTCGTGGCCCCAGGCGACGATCCGGTGGCCCTCCTCGACATACCCGGCGTAGTCGAGGTCCGACCCGATGTGCACCTCGTCGCCTTCCACGCTGTGATGCAGCGAGTCGCGCAGCTTCCCGGTGTCCACGGGGCAGTTGGCCTTCGCATCGGCTTCGATCTCCGTGCCCAGGCGCTCCAGAAGCTCCGCCTGAGGGGCGTCGAGGTTCCGCTCCCAGTCGGGGTCGAACACGATCCGAGTCACGCGGTGCCTCCCTCCCCGCCTCTACGGCGTGGTCACTGCGGTGCAGGTCAAACCCCTCTACGGGGCTAGCTGACCCGCTTGAGTTGCAACTGCAAATCCGGGGTGAATCCGGGCTCTCGCCGCTGCGTCACGGCCTCCACGAAGTAGGTGATGCCGTAGGTGTCGTCGCGCACCTGATCGCTGTCCTGCACGTCGGTGCCGGCGGGCATGACGCCCTCGGTGAACCGCACGATGCGCGGCTCCTGGGTGTTCGGGTCGAACACCGTGCGGGAGGTCTCCCGAATCGAGGCGATGACCCCCGTGACGGCCACCGTGCCGTTGTCCTGCGGGTCGCCGTAGGTGTCGGTGGTGGTGCCCCGCAGGACCGACGCGGTGCAGGTCGCGACGACGTACATGGCGGCTACCACCCCTCGCCGTCGTCGTCGTAATCGACGATCGCCGTGGACAGCGGCCCCAGGCCGTCCTCGAACGGGCCCCGGACGTGCAGGCTGCGGGACCGGAACCACGACACCCGGTTCAATGCCCGGCGGGCCAGCGGCGCCAGGGTCAGTGCGGAAGCGATGATCGGCACGGGGCGGCCCGTGGCGGAGATGGCCTGCATCTCCAGCCGGGTGAACATGTCGGGCTGGCCCAGTATCCACGCGGCCTGGTAGGCGCAGGCCCGGCGCATCCACTCGATGTCCCGCGTGCCGGTCCGGGTCGCAGCGTCGGTGTAGAGCCGGCCGGCGTGCAGCTCGATCGCCCCGTTGGCCTGCGTGAGCTGCGCGTCGGTCACTGTGGCATTGGCTAGGGACAGCACGTCCGCCGCTGTAGCCCACGTGGTTTGCGTCATCGGTGCCTCCCTTCGCTGGTAGAGGTGGGTGGGGCGCGATGGCCGCCTAAGCGCGCGCCCCACCCGGTCACTCGACGAGACCGCGCGACTTCTCGCGTACCTCCGAGGACGGGGTCACCGTCTTGTGCGCCTCCGTGTCGATCACGGCGGGCACAACCTCGACCTCATAGGTGCACGCCGTGGACACGGTGCCCTTGCGGTCACGGTCGACGACCTCCGTACCGACCAGCCGTGCCTCGCCCTTCGGGTGCAGACCCCGCTGCAACGCCTCCTCCAGCACCCGCACCGCGTTGTCCTCGTGGCACGGATGATCGCTGGGGATCTGCTCTGGACCGGCCATGACGAACACCTTGCGGAACGCCATGCCGTCAGAACCGTCAGCGGACCGGCTGGCCACCTCGCCCTCGGGATCGCCGTGCAGCGCCGGATGCTGATCGGCCCTGGGGCCGGTCTCCGGCTCGTGCTCGTCGTCGGCCTTCGCCTTGTACGACTTAGTCACCATTGACTACTCCCTCCTGGTCGGTCGGATCAGGCGAGCACTTCGAGGATGGAAAACGCCTGCTCAACACCAGGAGCGAACGCACGGCGAGAGCGCATCTTCAGGATCGACTCGTCGGTCAGCGCGGCGAGCCCGTTGCGGCCGTCGATGAACACGCTCTCCGGGCCGGATCGGACACCCAGGAGCAGGTACATCGGGTTGCCGAAGATCAGCAGGGGGTTGCCGGTGGGGGCCGACGTGGGAGCTGCGGAGGTCTTCGCACCCAACGACCAGTGCGCCCGGTAGCCGAAGATCGTGTCGGCGGTCTTGCCCTGACCACCACCAGGGACGCCGGTCGAGCCCTCCTGGAAGATCGGGCGGTTCTGGGTGTCCAAGACACCGCGCAGGAGCTTCTTGAACGCCGGGTGCGCGATGACCAGGCTCTCGGCCTCATCGAAGTAGTCGCCGGTCTCGTAAAGCCCAGCCGCTGCGCTCAAGTTGGCGTACGACACCGCGCCGCCAGTGGCGATCTGCGTGATGTTCGCGTTGGCGGTGTAGCTGGTCGACGCGTCGGTCTGTGTGAGCAGGTAGTAGAGGGAGTCGAACGCGCAGCCCGAGGTGCCCTTGGCGGCGGTCACGGCCAAACAGGCGTTGTCCAACGTCTTTGCGTACGCGGTGCCCCAGTCGACGGTCTTGGAATTGATGATGTCGGCCAGGGAGTCGTCGATGTCCTCCTCGGCAATGCGGATCGCCTTGGCGAACTTCTGGGTGCGCAGCACAACCTCGTCGTTGGTACTGACGTCCTCGGAGTAGGTGCCGCCCTTGGCGACCATGCCGACACCGACACCCGCGCTGCGGGGGGTCGACTTGGTCTGGGTGCCCATGGGGACGCGCTGGGCGTAGGCCTCAAGCGCGGAAAGCTGACGGACCTTCTGGATGACGTTGGACCCGTACTCCTCGGGAATCCACGCGTCGTAAGTATTGCGAGCCATTGCTCGTGCCCTTCAGGGGACCTAGCGGGATGGGGGGATGCCTCCGCGCCCCATCCGGGTCCGCCTGGGCTACGCGACCACCTGGCCGCCTTGCCGTGCTGCTACTTACTCAACGTTAACACCGGATCACTCCGATGCGTGCTGCTCCAGGGTCGACACACGGGTGCTCAGATCGGCCACCTGGCCGTCGAGCCGATTGCCCCACTCCTGGCCCTCCGCCAGCCACGTCTTCGCGTCACCGTCCACGTGGCCGTCGAGCTTCGTCTCGATCGACGCCGTCTGCGCCTTCACTGCCGCCACATCGGACTTCACCGCAGCCAGGTCAGACGTGCCCTGATCCTGGTGGATCTTGAACTGCTCTTGATTGGATTCCATCGTGCCCAGCCGGTCAAGCACGCTGGGGTGCTTGACCGTGCCGTCACCGAACCATCCGTCTAGGAACCGAGCGAACCGACGCATCGCCTTCACCACTTTCAGGAGTACAACCCAGGCGCCACCAATGGCGACGACAACTCCGGCAATCGCAGCGAGCGCCGTGAGACTCATCGCCCAAGCACCTGCGCAGCGATTTTCTCACCCGTGGTGAGCGCCTTGCCGTTACTGGGCGGCCTGTCGCCCGTGTTGAGACGCGGGGGCCGCTTCTCGGTCGGCGTGAACAGCTCCGGGTAATCCGCTTTGATCGCCTTGACCTGCTCGGTCAGGCCGGTCACGTCGCCGTCGTCATCGACGTCCAGCGCGTCGAGGTCCAGCATGCGGACCACCCGCGCCATGCGCTCGGGCGTGCTGCCCTGAAGGCCGGCCTCAAGGAACGCGGCCTTCGCTGCGGAACGCACCGCGACCGGCTTGAATCGCTTCTCGGCAGCGTCGGCGGCTTCACGCGCTGCCTTGCCATCGGCGTCCTCGGACTTCGTCTGAAGGGCGCGGGCGGTCTCGCGGTGGGTCTTGGCCTCAGCGTTCGCCTTCGCAAGCGCCCGCTGCATCCTCTCGTGCTCATCTTTGGTGGGCGGAACCCACGGTGGCGGATCGGTGGGTGGTGGGTCGTCCTCGGGGGGATCCACGGGAGGGTCGGCGGCCATGCTTACCTCATTTCAACGGGTGATGAGATATTACTTCGGGTTACCGGCCGGTAACGGCGGCGCGCCCACTGGCGGAGGCGCGGGAGTAGGCATCGGCGGAGGTACCGGCACCGGGCGGGGCATCTCGCCTTCGGGCCCGAACCACTTCTCCACCTGCTCATCGGAATACCCAGCCTCGAGAAAAGCCTGAGCAGGGGGCACGCCGCAGTCCATCTTCTCCGCGACCGTCTGCCATCCCTCCAGGTCATCCACGGTCTGGCCAGGCGTCCACCGCACGGTGACCTCGGCCGCGATCCCGGCCACCCGCAGGGAGAAGCCGAACAGCTCGCTCCACGTGTCGCCGAACGACAACTGAAGATCCTCGATCTTGTGCACGAACGGGGCCTCCGCCGCACGCAACGACTGACCCGACGGGGCGTCCCCAGTGGGGTCGACCCGGTGCAGCGGCGTGTTCGTGACCTCGGAGCCCATGCGTAGGTAGGTGAGCATCGGCTCGGTGAAGTTCTGGTGCTGAGCAGTATCAAACTGCCCGACGCCCGTCAGGCCCCGCATGTACCAAACGGAGCCGGGGTCGGCGCTGAACTGCGACCGGCCCTCCCCTGCCGGTGGCACGGTGGAGCCGGTGCCGGAGTCGGCGAACGCGAAAATGTCTTCGTCCTCAGCGGCCGGCTCTGACGAGTCCATGTCCGGCGCCATCAGGGCGTAGCGCTGCGGGAACGCCTGGTAGTCCACGCCGGCCATGTGACTCAGGATCAGCTTGTGGATCGCGTCCTGCGGCCCGTAGAACCCCTTGTGCACGGGCTCCCCGTAG